GAGTGACACCAGCAGACGGTGGACCAGTAGGCTTCCGTGCTTTACATAATTTATTTGATAAGGTATATGGCTCGGCTGTAATCTATGATCAGGTTGGTAGATGTATGACCGGCTATAATTACTTCCTCGATTGTGGTAATTCATTCAACGGATCAGGATCACCAGCAAATCCTATCATTGATTTCAATAGCGATAACAATGTATCTATTGCGGACATGTTTGAGCGTGATGACACAGATCAACTCACATACGCAAGGGTTGATGTTGGCACTACACGTAGCATCGGTATTGAAAACTCGAGACAGATCAAATTAGGAAGTTATGTCCGTGAGACCGGTGACACCGCAACGCTGACAGACAACACCGCGGCGGCCACATCAGTGTTTACTTTGTCAAGCTCAGATGTATCAGCATGGAGTTTAGACTATACTATAACACGTGGATCAAATATCAGACACGGCAAGATGAAAGTACGCAATACATCAACACCTGTCTATTCAGATGACTACGTAGAGGACGCATCAACAGGAGTAACTCTGTCTGTTGCTAATACAACAGGCACAACTTACGCCTTACAATACACGACTAGCTCAACAGGCTCAGACGCTACTTTAACCTATAGTTTATCACAGTTAGGTTAACATGTGGCTCGATAAATTCGAGGATCGCCTTCGCTCCTGGAGTGACCTAAGGATATTTGTAGAACCCTTACCCCTAGAAGACCAACTCAATACCATAGCAAAATGGTGGGGACATGCTCCCAGGGTCAATCATGCCATACATTGGAACGATCAATCAAATTGGCCTGATCCATGGGATCTTTTGGCTGACAATTCCTATTGCGAACTTGCTCTATCACTGGGAATGTCATATACTGTAATCATGTTAGAAAATTGTAATTGCTCAGTTGAAATCGCCCAAGCAAAGGATGATCAAGGTCAAGAATATAATTTAGTCCTGGTAGACGATCGAAAATATATACTTAATTACGACCCATGGTCAGCGGTAAGTAAAGAGCAATTCAACTTCGAGATCATCAAAACTATAGACGCGAAAAAACTTAGGATAGAATAATGTCAGAAATACTAGTAACCAAGAGAGACGGTAGAAAAGAACCCTTAACCATTGATAAACTACACAAGGTGGTGATGTGGGCCTGTGAAGGAATTACAGGTGTATCAGCAAGTGAAGTTGAAATCAAAAGCCACTTACAATTCTACGAAGGTATCAAAACTAGTAACATACAGGAGACAGTTATTAAATCCGCGGCTGATCTTATTAATGAGGACACGCCAAACTATCAATATGTGGCAGGTAGATTGATTAACTATCACCTACGTAAAGATGTCTATGGACAATTTGAACCATGGCATATCACAAAATTAATTAAACAAAATATTGATCTTGGCATGTACGATCCCGAATTGCTTGATCTATATACAGATGAGGAGTGGGACAAGCTCAACTCATATATCAAACACGAGAGAGATGAGAACTTGACCTATGTGGCTATGGAGCAGTTCCGTGGCAAGTATCTAGTACAGAATCGTGTTACGGGAGAGATATTTGAAACTCCTCAGATGACATACATTTTAATTGCGGCCACACTGTTCGCAAACTATCCCAAAGAAGAACGATTGGGTTGGGTTAAGGATTATTACGATGCTATCTCAACACATCAAGTGTCATTACCTACTCCTGTCATGGCAGGTGTTAGAACTAGCCAAAGACAGTTTAGTTCTTGTGTGCTTATTGAAACTGATGACTCGTTAGATTCAATCAACGCAACATCATCAAGTGTTGTAAGATATGTTTCACAGAAAGCAGGTATAGGTATTGGCGCAGGTAGAATTCGTGCTATCAAATCACCTATTAGAAGAGGTGATGCTTATCACACAGGCGTTGTACCTTTCTATAAACTGTTCCAGGCGGCGACACGCTCCTGTTCACAAGGCGGTGTTAGGAACGGAGCGGCCACTCTTTACTATCCTATATGGCATTTGGAAGTGGAAGATCTATTAGTTCTCAAGAACAATAAAGGCACAGATGACAATCGTGTTAGACACATGGACTATGGTGTTCAGTTTAACAAACTAATGTATGAAAGATTGATCAGTGGTGGAGACATAACTTTGTTCTCACCACATGATGTACCTGAGATGTATGATGCTTTCTTTGCTGATCAAGATAAGTTTAAAGAACTCTACGAAACAGCAGAACGAAATACAAGGATACGCAAGAAGACTGTCAAAGCAATTGATCTATTCAGTAGCTTTATCCAAGAGCGTAAAGACACAGGTAGGATATACCTAATGAATGTTGATCATGCTAACACACACGGTTCATTTAAACCTGAGCTAGCACCAGTAAGACAAAGTAACCTATGTTGCGAAATTGACTTACCTACCAAACCATTAAATGATATTAACGATCCTGAGGGCGAGATCGCTCTATGTACGCTTTCTGCTATTAATTGGGGTGTGTTCAAGAGCCCAGAAGAGATGAAAAAGGCGTGTAGGCTTGCTGTGCGAGGATTAGACGCCCTGTTAACCTATCAGAACTATCCAGTATTGGCCGCTAAACTAGCAACAGAAAAGCGTAGACCATTAGGTGTTGGTATCATTAACTTTGCCTATTGGCTGGCAAAGAACGATTTTACCTATAGTGGCCCTGAGTGTTTACCAGAAGTAGATCGTTGGGCTCAGCATTGGTCATACTACCTGATTGAAGCAAGTGTAGAACTAGCAGAAGAACAAGGCGCTTGTCCAGGTAGCAACGAAACTAAGTATGGTGACGGTATACTACCAGTAGACACATATAAGAAAGAAGTTGACGAATTAGTTCCACACAAAGATCACGTTGATTGGAAAGGACTGCGTAAGAGATTAAAAGAATCAGGTATACGTAATTCAACTCTAATGGCACTTATGCCTGCTGAGACATCAGCACAGATATCAAACTCAACCAATGGTGTGGAACCACCACGTAGTTACGTTAGTGTTAAACAGAGTAAACATGGCGCACTAACACAGGTAGTACCAGAGTATCGCAGATTAAAAAACAAGTATGAACTGCTATGGGATCAACGCTCACCAGAGGGTTATCTAAAGATCATGGCCATTCTCCAGAAGTATATTGATCAGGGCATCTCGGTAAATACCAGCTACAATCCAGAGTTCTACGAAGACCACAAAGTGTCAATGAGTGACCTACTCAAACACGTTGTGATGTTTTATAAATACGGTGGTAAGCAGTTATACTACAATAACACTTACGACGGCCAGGGCGAGATAGACGTGGATCGTGATACCGCTAACTCAGTTGAAGGAAAGAAAATACTAACTGAAAGCGTTGAAGTTGTCGCAGAAGAGAACTACGAAGAAGATTGCGACAGTTGTAAAATTTAACTAATATAAGAAAATAATCACATGAGCGTTTTAAACACTAAAAAAGATCACCTAAAGAGTTTAGCATTCCTAGATAAGAACGGCGGTCCAGGCATACAACGATACGACACACTCAAATACAAGCAGTTCGACAAACTAACAGATAGACAGTTGGGTTTCTTTTGGCGTCCTGAAGAAGTTGATGTGTTTCGTGATGCCAAGGACTTCAAGGATCTAACAGCATACGAACAACACATTTTCACAAGCAATCTGAAACGTCAGATTTTGCTCGACTCTGTACAGGGCCGTTCGCCCAACTTGGCCCTGTTACCGATAGTGTCGTTACCTGAGATCGAGACATGGATTGAGACTTGGGCTTTTAACGAGACCATACACTCACGTTCATATACACACATTATTAGAAATGTTTATTCAGACCCGTCAAAGGTATTTGATGAGATGATGGACATCAAAGAGATAACAGAGTGTGGTGAAAACATTACAAAATACTATGATGATCTAATCGAATACGGTTCATGGTACAACCTATTGGGAGAGGGCGAACACACAGTCAATGGTAAGAAAATCACTGTGGACTTATACGAGCTTAAGAAGAAACTATGGTTATGTATTAACTCAGTTAACGCACTTGAAGGTATTCGCTTCTACGTTTCATTTGCCTGCTCATGGGCATTTGCTGAACTTAAGAAAATGGAAGGCAATGCCAAGATCATCAAACTGATCGCCAGGGACGAGAACGTACACTTGGCATCAACACAGCACTTGTTAAAAATGTTACCACAAGATGACAAAGACTACGTCAAGATCAAAAAAGAAACAGAAGCAGAAGTTATTGACATATTCAGATCAGCGGTAGAACAAGAAGAAGCTTGGGCCAAATACTTGTTCAAGGACGGATCCATGATTGGTCTTAACGAGCAGTTATTGAAAGACTATGTTGAGTGGATCGCATCAAAACGCATGAGCTCATTGGGATTGCCGAGCGTGTTCAAGGGAGGATCAAATCCCCTGCCATGGACACAGAAATGGATCGCGGGCGGTGAGGTACAGGTCGCTCCACAGGAAACAGAGATATCATCATACACGATCGGAGCAGTTAAACAGGACGTATCCGAGGACACATTCAAGGGATTCAGTTTATAATGCTAACGGTATATTCAAAACCAGCCTGTCCCTTTTGCGACAAGGCCAAACATCTACTAGAAACCAAGGGCGTTGAGTTCGAGGTCGTAGACATTTCACAGGACATTGATGCCAGAGACTTCCTCTTGGGATCAGGATTCCGTTCAGTTCCACAGATATTCAAGGATGGAGAATTATTCGTTGACGGTGGCTATCAAGGGCTAATTAAGTTAACAGAAGACGAATTTAACTCTAAACTTGGATAACTCATGGACATACGAAAGAACGAAACTTACACATTCAAATTAAACTCGGGAGAGGAACTGGTAACCAAGGTCGTGGATATATTTCCAGACCATTACATCATCAGCCATCCTGTTTCCATAGCACCAGCACAACAGGGCGTTCAGATGATCCCAAGTGCGTTTACCTTAGATCTTGAGAAAAATGGTCGACTAAATATTAGTAGCATAACGATGGTGTTTGAGACTAATCCTGACGTTGTTGAGAACTACAGAACAGCAACCACGGGTATCGTAGCACCGGAAAAGAAAATCTTAAAGGGGTAACAAGTGGGAACACCGGCAGTGAGAAAGGGTGACGCCAATGGAGCGGGAGGTATCGCAACAACGGGAGCGAGCACGGTTTACGTCAATGGAAGACCATTGGTCTATCCGGGCGTGAGTGTGACCCCACATCCTTGTTGCGGAGCACCTGGTTGCGGCATACACTGTGCGGCATCAACGACCGGAGGTAGCCCAACTGTGTTCGTAGAGGGCAAACCAGTGATACGTGTGGGCGACACAGATACATGTGGTCATGGTAGAACCCAGGGCAGTCCCAACGTTAACGTAGCATAATATGTCTTGCGGTGGAAATCTAACAGGATTATCAATGACGGCAGGCGCGGGCCTGTTGAGGAATACTGGCCTTAGCGTAAGTCCGAGCCTAACATCAAACATAGAGAGCATCAAATCAGTGGTACCGGCAGTGGGCCAGATCTCTGACGTGACAGAAGCGGCCAACCTGGGCGGTTTCAGCCCTTCCGTATTGGGCAATCTATCAAGCGTTGGACAGGGAACCATACCCGGTCTAGGCAACGGCATACCGACAAGTTTACAATCCACACTGGGCACCAACAGTTTAACCAAGACATTGACAAATACGGGCAACGACATAATGGGAGCAGATATGGGAGTGTTCAGCCAACATCTATCCAGTGCGGGAGCCTACGTGTCAGGATCAAACGAATTCATAACATCAGCATTACTGGACTCATCATTGGATCAGGGCATACCCGGACTGAACTCCGTGGACGGCATAATGACGGGATCATTCTCACAGGTCAACAAGGCCTTTCCATCGTTCGGTGGCGATCTCCAGAACACGGGTAACATACTGAACATGGGTGACCTGAACAACTTGGGTAACCCGTTGTCATTGGCCAAGAACCTACAGACACAGGCCGGGGGCCTATCAGTGTTGGCTGGACCATTAGAGACACGGGGCATCAATCCTTCG